GTATGGTTTTCCCGTAGTATGGTTTTCCCGTAGTATGGTTTTCCCGTAGTATGGTTTTCCCGTAGTATGGTTTTCCCGTAGTATGGTTTTTCCGTAGTATGGTTTTTCCGTAGTATAATTAATTAATAAGTAGTACTTCGTACCTTTAATTAGTAATTAGGAAATTAAAAAAAATATGAAATATTTTTGTAATAAAATAAAATCTTACGAACTTTAGAATAAAGCTGGTGGATGAAGGTGGAGAGGTGTGTCACGCTTCGCCTCTTTCTGGCATCTTGTCATATGGAAACTCCTTTTTTATATTTTTGACATGTACCTTAAAACACAACAAGAACCATAGTAGACAAAAGTCTACTATGGTTTCTTTTTATCTATTACAATTATGGATTGTAAGTGCAAAATACATACGAACAGCTCTTTCATATGCATTTCTTGTAGCAATACGAGAACGACGTCTCATATAAGCAGTTCCGGATTCGCATAGCCAAGATTCAATAATCTCTTTCATACGAAGAATTTCTTTTTGCTTTGCATTAGGCTTAGGAGCAATTGTATAGGTAACAAACTTGATGTCTGAAACCTCTTTTTCTCCAGTAGCAAAATAAAGAGAAATCATAAGAGAAATGAGTTCTTTAATTGTATAAACATTCTCTTTACTTCCGATAATACTTTCAATTACAGCTTTAACCTCATTAGGAGTAATATCGGTTGTAGAGCAAAGCTTGCATGTACGATAATCAATGCCAGCAGAATTAATATGATTTACAGTCTTTTCTGTAATTCTATCAATTCTAAGAGTATCATTATCGGCAAGATGAAAATCATCTGAATCATAAGAATCGGCAGAATATGCAATATAAAGATCCTTATCTTCATATGCTTCATAGTATTCAATAGCAATATTTTTAACAAAACTTCCTACACGGCTATGAAGCTGCTGAACAAGATAAACAATATCTTCATCTGCAAGATCTTTAAGTCTTTTATCATAAGTTTCGGCCCATGTAAGTCCAACCGATTTAATAGCACCAAGAACGCTTCCATAAGAAGTGAGATCAAATTTCTTGGTAAGTCGATTATTGACGACATATTCCATTACATGTCTTACTGGTACTACTGTAGGATAAGATCTATAGTGGACCGAAGGATAGAACTTTCCTGAGAATGCTAGATGAATAATAGCAAGTTCTGTTTCTTTTTTCATCTTTGCTTCTGTAAAATATTTAATAATAAGGAGCTGAGTTATTGTAAATTCATGTTTTGCTGCTAGAGGATTAAAATTCTTAATTCCACCATAATATGTTGCAGCAATTGCTTCTGTAGCATCACTTTTCTTAATTTTCAAAACATCGAAAAGTTTATCCATTTCTGCTTCAGAACACAGCATTCTATCGCAGGGGATAGTATCATATAGTGCATCAGCTCTATTAGATATAAAATCATTAACGAGTTTTTTATATGCGGTTTTTATATTTGGTTTGTCCATAGCAGACTTGACTATCGGCCAGAGTTTTGTTTTAATAGCCGATGTATTAGCATTATAAGTAATAGGCATTTGGACACCTCTCTTTTATATATTCTTACTCAAATGTTGAAAAAGAAAAAGCATATAAGAAAAGAGGGGCCGAAGCCCCTCATATTCTTTGAGCCTTGAGTATCATATTTAATATAAGACCTTTAAACTTCCGCAGTTTTAATAATCTTACAATTTAAACAAGGTACTCAAAGCTTTAAATTTCTTTGACAAGATATTATGGTAGATCTTGTCGATATATGAATGAAACTATTTGGGTTTCATTCATAATTATAGTATATAACTCATAAATTTTAATTTTACAAAGAGCTCAATATATTAATAAAAAAAATAAATCTTATGAAAGGAGATTTAAGTCATGGGATTTGGACCTAGAGAACCTGATCGTTATGATACAAACGACTCCGATGATCGTTCTTTTTCTGGATATGACAATGATGATGGAACGACTGACTGGTATGATGAAAATGGAGATTTAGATTCTACATCTGAAACTCCTTATGATGAAGATGATGACTAAAAAAAAGGAAGAAGCTTTACGCTTCTTCCTTCTTTATTTCACTAAAGTCAAAATCCACTTCAAATTCTTTCATGACTTTATCAATAAATTCGAGATCTAAAGGAGTAAAGTACTTAGCCTTTTTCTCTCGATTATTCTTCCACCACTCATATGTACTTTCTTTAAAGTTCATACTCATGGCAACCCAGTCACAAATCATTTCAATAAATGCTTCATTTGACATAGGAATTATTTTTTCTTTTCCGCCCATTTTAATGAGCCAGTATTCGGGATGATGTTTATTATGAGTATAATGATGTTCCCAAGCTTTTTCAAACTCTTCTTCAACATTATTATTCATTTGATCCTCATAATACGGATAAAATCTAGCTCTATAAGGCTCAAACTCTGCGTCAGAAAATTTGCTAGAATCATGACTAGCGATATTCTCTCTTACAGTATTGAAGCTAGCAATGTACTTGCTTTTCTTTTGGGCAGTACGACGACTCGTAACATAGTCGTACAATTCTTCACCAAAAAGAGTAAATACTCTAGCTACATTTGAGATGTGATTCTCGATATACTCTGTATATTTTTTCTTAGAATCACTTAAGCTTTCGCACATTTCTTTGCGAGCCATTTTCTAATCCTCCAGAATAGTTTCTTCTTAAGTACTTTGATAGCAATATCTGCCTCTTTATCAGTGAGGCAAGTAGCGTCATCAGTTCCAACGATAAGAGATTCATCGTAATATTCTCTTAGATCGTCTACAAGATTATCGATAATAACGAACGTTTCAGCAGTCTCATTATTGCTTAGAAAATAAGAAATAAGAAGACCCTTATCTGTGCGATGCTTCGACAATTCTTCATCAGTATGAGCATGAATATTATGCTTGATAAGAATTGTGTTCACATCGTCTAGACTGATATTCTTTCCAAAAGGAAGATATCCGTAGATTTCGATTCCTTCAGCTTCAAACATCTTTTCAAGATGCTTTTTAGTTGTAGGTAGGTTTCTCCATGAAGAGGTGATTACGATCTTGGCATCTGTCATTTCTACGAGTTTACGTAGAGATTCAGCTGCCTCCTTTTTAAGGGTAGTTTCTGGGTAGGTTCTCTTTGCAAGCCACATACCATCCTTGGCAACCATGACTCCATCGATATCCAAAAATACATACTTCATTTGTCGTTTCTCCTTTATTTTTATTATAAAGGGAGCAAATAGAAGTACGTACTTGCTCCCTTATTTTTACTGATGCTTTTCGATATAACAGTGTAAGATTTTGTTACCACGCGTCGTGAGGACCTTGGTTCCGGTGCTTATAGAACTACCGATTTCCAAATCTTCAATTTTCAGCGTCATATCACTATCAGTACACTTAATATGAATAATATCTTGTACATTACCGCTTACAACTCCAGCAATGGAATCTCCAGACTTAAGCTTAATAAGATTCAATCCAGATTTTCCTTTACCTGTATTCGGTAATCCGGCCAAAATATTAATTCTATTGATATTGCCTGACTCGGTTATTACTGCAATGTCCGTACAGTTATTATGAATTACGCAAACTCCATCTACATGATCAACACCACTGATAGCTTTAGAGCCCTTGGTATTTCTCTTAAGATAAGGAGCATCATTAACTCCTATAATTACTGCCTTTCTATCAGAATACACAACCAGCGCAAAATTACTATGAGCAATCACAATATCTTTAATAAAGTCACCATGATCGATCTTAGCATAAAGAATTCCAGAAGGTGGAACAGTTAAGAAGTCATCAAGGTCCATACGCTTAATAAGACCACTATTCGTAAGAGTAACAAGATAGTGTTTATTATTGTAGCAACCCGTATTAGCAAACTGCTTAAACACGCTTTCTGGAATAATAGTACGAATATTTGCAGTGAGTGCTTTCACAAGGAACCTGATATCAATTCCATTACTATTACGATCAGTGAATGGAATAATATGAACAGGAAGTTTAAACACTTTACCCATCTCATCAAAGATAAGAATGCTATCCGTATTATCGATATGAATCATTGTTCTGATAGCATCATTCTTAAAGGATCCAAGGTTTGCATTTACAGGAACCTTCTTTATGAAGTTCTTCTCTGTAATTGCTATAACCATTTCTCCCTTAGGAATTTCAGATACTGTATCAGCACTAATGATCTCACAGTTTCTGGGTTTGCCATACTTCTGTTTAATTTCGAGAAGTTCCTGACGAATATCATTTTCGATAACTCTATCATCCATAATATGCGTCATAAGCTCTCTCTTAATACCCTCAAGCTCAATTGCTTCCTGCTTATATTTAGCAAGATAACCCAAAGAAAGCTTCTTAAGGTCAGCCTCGATAATATATTTAGCCTGAAGGTCAGTAATCTTGAGTTTCTTTACAAGATACTCGATCAGCCCAGTATCATCAACAACTTTCTGTTTTCTGATAATATCGATAATTGTATCAATCTCACCAGATTCCAAAGCTTTGATATAGGCTTCTCTTTCATGAATCTTTGTTTGTACTCCTTGGAGTCTGTTCGAATAGACTCTAAACTTGGTCATCTTTCTAAAGTCAATAAAGCTCAAAAGATAAGACTTATATGACATTCTAAGAGGATTAAGTCCATTAAGAGTCTCGAAGTTTACTCTCAGGATTTGTTCAAGTCCAGTATTCTTATACAATACATCCTTTACATAGTTTGCATCAGATCCTGGCTTGAGAATAATTACATATCTCATTTCATTGACTGTTGATTCATCAAAGCAGTTTTCGATTTGTACAATCTTTTTCTTCTTGATGAGATCTTCAATCTTATCTGTTACATTATTGAGATAGGTAAGATTAGGAACAGATTTGATTACAAGAGCCTTCTTATTCTTATAAGTCTCTTCTACAATCTTTCCTCTAATTTTATAATGACCAAAACCAGCCTTACAAATCTTAGAGAAATCTGTTTCAATAATTTCACAATTCATACAGTGGTCGGGAATTAATGTGATCTCTGCATTAGGGTTATCCATTAGCAAAAGAGTTGCATCGATGACTTCTGCAAGATTGTGAGTAGGGATTTCTGCTCTCATTCCAAGCCCAATACCAAAACTTCCATTAATAAGAAGAAGCGGCACTTTAACAGGAAGATAATCGGGTTCTTTTGTTACTCCACTATAGGTAGGGCTCCAGTCTACTGCTTCATTGCTATCTATAAGATCGTCTAAGACATTTTCCATAGCAAATTTAGACAGACGACATTCTGTATAACGTGCTGCGGCTGCTTGGTCACCTTGGAAAGTTCCGAAGTTTCCACCCGGATCAATCAAAGGCACATACGTTTCAAACCAGTTAGCCATAGGCTTCATTGTACCATAAATTGCTGCATCACCATGTGGATGGTACAGTTTCATAACATCGCCGACAACAGCTGCCGACTTAACTCTTTGTCCTACAGCTTTAGTATTCTTAAACATGGCCCAGATAATACGTCTCTGAACTGGTTTAAGACCGTCTCTGTAGTCTGAAAGAACTCGTCTATATAAGATATAGATACCATATCTAGTATAGTCGCTTTTGAACTGTGTATTAGAAGCTACTTCTAATATTTTTTCAGCCATATTAAAATAAACCTCCTAGTTACATTTTATTTTCATCTTTATAATATATGATTCAAATAAAATATATGATGAGCCTAAACGACTCATCATATATTCATATGTAACCGTTAGGCTTCCATTGCAGGAATGATATCGAAACTGAGGATAGAATCAACATTTCCATCGCGATTAAGACGAACGCGAGGAACTACAACCATATCATCAACGATATTAGCGAACTCGGTATTCTTTCCAATGAATACAAGCTCCATATTACCAGTAGCTACGTCATAAGACTTAATACGTGCTACGTTGATCTGGCCCTTAAGATCTGCATTATTAAAGCAGATGCTCTTAGCCATAGAAGCGCTGATAGAAAGAATGTCAAAGATCGTGCAATTCTGAATATGCTCAACTCTCTCGTTAACCTGAGCAGGATCATACTCATTACCGCGAGCATCTCTACCGGTTACTACGAGAGGAAGAACCTTCGTAACGGGAATAATGCGAGGAGTTGCAGACTTATTGTTTGCATTTCTTGCATTGCTGTTCTTATTGTTGGTGTACTTTGCCATGATGGTTATTCTCCTTTTATTTTAATTTTAGTAGGCTCTAAGTAAGCGACCAAATGTATGTTCTGGCCGTATTACGTTTATTTTGAAGTTAAGATATTAATAAATTATTAAAAAATAAAAGCTGGGCGAACCAGCTTTTATTTTAAATTTGGATATTATAGAATTATTCGTCATAAATTGCTAAAATTAATCCTATATCGGAGCGCATCTTCAACCCGATATCCGGATTTTGATTATTAATAATCAAATCATGAATAAGAGAATTGAGAAGATTTCTAACGGAATTGAAAAATTGATACTCAGAACCGATAGCTGTATCGGCAGATTGTCTAACAGGGACCCCTATACTTTCAATCTTATCCAATACGATTCCTCTTGCATCGATGTTGTAAAGTTCTTCTTTGTTTTCATCGATAATCTTGGAAAGCTCTTTTAAAGATGTAATGATTTCTGTTTTCATTTTTATTTATCCTCCGTATTGTATTCTGGTTCTATCGAGAGACGCCTTTCGATAATCGATCTAAGCTTGATTACTAAGCTCATTGCTTGATTAAAATAATCCAACTCTTCTATCTGGAACATTATATTTGCTCTTAAGAAGAAGTCGAGAGCGTGAAGAATATTGTAATCAAGATCTTTTAGAGTCTTAATATAGACATGGCTCTGATTATTATCTTTTTGCTCATTAAGCTCTCTCTGTACATATTCGAGAATCTCCATGAGTTTATTAATAACTGCATATCTGCTACAGATATCATCTTTCTTTACATCCTTAGTGATAAGAATGAGATCTGTGATATGAGAGTTAATTGCCTTTCTAGCTATATACCTTCTTCTGGCTTCTTCATTCGAGATTGTATAATCCTCAAGGATTTCAAGGCATTGATCAATGATAGGCTTACACGTATAGATCAACATTGTAATCTTATCATGAGCATGCTCGATAACTCTTACGCATTCTTCAAGAGATACCATAATCATTGTAAGAAGAACGCAAGTATCCCCATTCTTGGGCTCAGATATATTCTTGCCCACATCGATTTCGATTTTATATTTTATATTTATAATCTTTGCAAAGGTATTTGTAAGTGTATCCTCATCTTTAATACGACTGAACTCGAGACAAGATATATTGTTCGAGATTATTTTAAGAGACTTTTTGTATTCGATAAGTTCCATTTTTATATTTCCTTTCTGTTTAAAATAAAATTGAACCCTCGGAGAATATTTCCTCCGAGGGTTGTTTATCTTTATCATCAATCCTTATGATCGAGAATAAAGTTTCCAATATTGGTCCAGAGTTCTTCCCAAAGAGAAGGATCTACTTCACTTCTCTTAGTGATCTTATCATTGATCATGTCAATGAACTCGATAGCCTCAGTCCAATGATGACTCTTGTTCTGAAGCATGTAGGCCTGTATTTGGGTAAACTCATTAAGAATGCTAGACCTTACATCTTCTCTTGCAAGTTCTAGCTTAGCTTCCTTAATGTAGAATCTCATCTTTTCAAATGTTGCAAGAATATCTTCTTTCTTAATAGCAATCTCCTCGTCCTTTTTATCTTCAAGGACATTGTAACGTTCAACTTCATCCTTGAAATATCCATCAGACAGATCTTCAAAGAGATCGCTGAACATTTCATAGACAAACTTACAGATCTTTCCGATCTTAGTTGCGAACTTGAGACACCAGAATACGAACTTAGATTCGATATCAATGGTGACCTGGTTGTTCATTCTTGCAATCTTGATTGCACCGGTGTCAATTACATCACCATTCTTCATAAGCTCGGAAGTAGGCTCTGTAATATCAATTGTCGAGAGGTCTGTAGTTGTTTCGAGTACGGATTCATTGACGGCCTGGATTTCTTCATTTGTGAGGGTAAGGTTGATTTTCATTTTTCATTCTCCTTTAAAATATGTAGTATTATGAGCGGATATTTACTTTGCTCACTATTATAATATCTTATCATTTGTGAAAGCTTTTACGAAATAAAAAAAAAGAAAGAGGGGCAACCCTCTTTCTTTTAAATATCATTCTTCGGTAGAATTTACTGCTGCCTTAAGTTCATCTGCTCCCATTAAAGACTGGAACTTGGTATAAAGCTCAAGATATTCAGTTTTATCAATGGTATCTTCGAAATTGGCAAAACTAATAGCATGTTGAAGAAGTTCGAAGATTGCAACAATAGATGCAATTACATGAAGAACAGTACCAGATTTATCTTCACTATCAGTCTCATTCATCTTATTATTGATATAGTAACTAATGGTATAGACAGTAGTATCCCAGAGAGCAAGAGCTGTACGAATAGAATTCGTTACAGGAGAATTTTCCACTTTTGCAAAAATCTTTACTAGCTCACTATCTGAAATAGCATTAGTAATTGTAATAATATTATTTGCATTGTCTATTGTCATAAATAAAGCACGATTCTCAAATCCTACAGCAAGAACAGTTTGAAGATCTACAAGAAGATCCATATACTCATTATATGCTTTATCGAAAGCCTTTCTAGGCTCTTCATATCTAGTATTGAGTTCATTGAGAAACTTTTCTATAGTTTCCTCTTGATTGATGTTGTTCTTTTCTTCCATTGTTTTATTCCTCCATTTAATTAAATTCTATTATCTTGGATCATGACATAGACTCCAGGTTTTACTTCTTTAAGTCTATATCCAAATGGAGTTACAACTCCATATCTACAATTATCAGATATATCTGGACGATCATCTTTATTAATCATCATAAATCCCATATTAGACTCATTATTATTAGATTCCGATATAGAAATTAAGCCCAATACTTTCTTCGGATTTTCTGTAATACGATTTCTGAAATTATCTATATTTTCAGATCTCTTTTCAATAGCTTTTAATGTATCAACCATAATTTCCTCCGCACTTAAACAAAGTATTCGTATGGTTCACTATCCCACCTAGCTCCACAGGTTTGGCAGCTATAATGGTCAATCCTAAAAGATCTGCTTTTAAAAATTCCTTTAGAAAACGTGGAATATGTAGCATTTAAAATACCACCTGGTTTCTTATCTTTAGTAAGAGCGTCCATGAATTTTCTAGTTTCACCGCAAACTGGACATTTATCACATCCAATAGAAGCTCTTTCTTTATTTAATTTTTCTTGAGCTAATTTATCAGCTCCTTTAGTAATTTTCATAATTTCCTCCGTAAATAAAGAGACGAGAGTGTGAGAACTCTCGTCTCTAAATTTTATTCAATATCTGCTTTAGTAATCTTAACCTCTCTGAGAAGCGAAGCCATACTAGAGTCAATACGACGAAGCGTCTCAATTTCTTCTTTAGCACTTTCGATCGTATATCTAATAAGAGTTCTATCTCCATCAGGTCTAAGAGCAGATACTCCAAGTTGTTCAGGATTCTGTTCACCTAATCCTTTATAACGAGTAAGCCCAGACGGAATCATCTCGTCAAACTTACACATTAGGGTATAGATGCTAACAGGCTGTCCATTTACTTGATAGAAAAGATCAGTATTTTGTCTAATCATTGTAAGCAAGGGCATACATGCAGAGATGAATTTATCGTTAATAAAGACATATTGATACTTCGAATTAACAAGTCCTTCAATTCTGATAACACCATTATTTTCAACAATATCAACGAATCTATACTGTTTCTTTAATTCGGATCTTAGGGCTTTTGCACTGAAAGAAGGCTTAAAGTAATACGATACAGAAGCTGACAGAGAATCTTCAGTTACAGGAATTTCATCGAAATTAATTCCATCTTCTTCATCCTCATCAACTTTCTTAGATACAGTAGCCTTTACTTTAGTAGCTGTTTTCTTTTCAGCCGTAGCCTTAGATGCAGTAGATTTACTTGTGGATGTTTTCTTAGTGGTTGTAGATTTCTTGGCTGCAGCTGCTACTTTAGCTTTTGCTGCCATACTAGCAACAGATGCAGAGTCTCCAAATTCTACATAATTGCTAAGGTAATACAATACCGTTTCAAGCAAATCCGGATCAATTGCAAACGTACTTGCTACAAATTCCATTTGGTCTTTATAATCTATATTCTTGAAGAATAGATTTGTAGTCTCGGCATTACTAAGTTTACGACCAGTTGAATCTGCAAGAGTATAGGTGTGAGCAAATAGATTTTGCACATACTTTGTGAAATCGAGTTTTGTAGTAAAGTACTTATTTCCACCTTTGGATTTAATACCAAATAATGGAGGTACTGCACGATATACTTTTCCTGCCGAGATAAGTTCTGGTAAATACATAAGAAAGAATCTCAGTAGCAGTGTATCGATGTGAGCCCCATCGGGGTCTGCATCAGCTAGGAAGATAATCTTATCAAACTTAACTTTATCAAGCTCAAAATTCTTACCATATCCTCCACCGATAATTGTGATAATAGAGGCAATTTCCTGATTGGCCAAAAACGTAGCACGACTAGTCTTATATGCATTCGGAATTTTACCTCTAATTGGGAATATGCCCTGAACTTTAGCATCTCTACTATTTCTAGCAGAGCCCAAAGCGGAATCTCCCTCTACTATGATCAATTCAAGATTTTTATTTCCCGAAGGAGCTACGTACTTCTTAGGTTTACCTGTCAAAGCACTAGCTTCATAGTTATTTGAAAGCTTGATCTTGCTATCATCGCTCTTAGAGCGAATCTCAGCAATTTCTTTGATACATTTACAAACTTTCTGTAAATCTCCAGGAGAGGTTTTGGCCCACTCTTCAAGAGATTTTGTAGTAAGTTCTTTAATATATTTATGCATATCATCATTTGACAGCAATCCCTTAAACTGTCCTGCAAAGACAGGATTTAAATGAGCTGCTGCAATGACAACTTTAAGACCAGTTTTTACGTCATTATTAATGACACTAATCTTAGATTTCTCCCCCAAGTAGATTTTATTCATATAATTACGGAAGTAATTACAAACTGCTTCCATAAATCCATCTACATGAGTACCACCAGTTGTAGGAGTAAAGTTAGCATAACTAACAATATCCTCCATCTCTGTTAAAGCATCAGCATCATATGTGAATGCTACTTCTGCTTTCATTTCTCCAGTATCGTCTTGGAAGTGTACAGGAGTTACAATAGGTTTACGAGTTCTCATCATAAGAGAAGTAATGATACCATCTTTATTGACAAGCTCCTCGTGATATTTTACTTTACCATTAATATCAATACCTACAAAATCAATTTGATCTCCAATATTGACTAATGGATATACTTTAAGAACAAGATCTAAGATATCTTCACATGTAAGATGGATATCTTCGAGAACCGAAAGATCTGGTTCCATAGTAATAGTTGTTCCTTGACGCCCAGCTGGACAGGGGATATCAAGCTCTCCTTTATCCCATACATTACCAGAGTCAAAATGAACGTGCTTAGCTCTGCCAAGCACATAAGATTTAATATCAAACGTTTTAGACAGTGCCATAGCAACACCAGAACCTACACCATGAACTCCAGACGTATATTCACCTTTTTTCTTAGTATAGTTAGAACTGGTATGTTGGCTTGCATATATAGTAATAATCTGACCATGAGGAATTCCTCTACCAGTATCTTCAATTATAGCTCCTTGAGTTTGCTCATTGAACGTAATCTTGACATAATGGCATGGGGATTCTTTTCTAATCATTTCATCAACAGAGTTCTGAAAGATTTCTCTGATACAAGCTTTCCATCCAGCCGGTCCTTTAGAACCAATATACATTCCTGGAAAGCGTCGAATCGCTTCTGTAAAGGAGTCGATGTGCTCTATTTTATCTCCATAATTCTTTATGCTCTCTTCAAAGTCGTTGAGAGGTTCAGAAATGACTTGTTTCTTTGCCATGTTGATTAATCCTCCTTTTCTATTATTCTTTTGTTATTGAAGCATTAGATTCTAAATTATCCATGGATCTGTGACCATTACAAGACAATATGACAGATGTGCTATCATATGTTTACATATCTCTTCATTGGAACAGTACTTACCCTGAAATATTTCAATAATGCAAATCATACGATTATTGAGTATATCTCTTAGAGTAATATCTTCTACCTCTTCCAAGATATATGTTTTTAAACTCTCTAGCTTAGATCGTATTGCCATTCTCTTATTCTTTGGAATTAGTTCCTCATAATGTGAAGCGCAATAAGATATCAACCAAGTTAATTCTCTTACAAGTTTCTTTTCAGACATTTTCATTCTCCTTAGAAATTTATTTGTAGTTTATACACAATTATAATATGCAACTAAAAATAAAAATAGGAGTTCATGAAACAAGAGGTAGGCAGTCATTATAGACTGCCTACCTCTATGTGGTGGTGTTTCATTATTTCTTAGACGTTGAAGACCTGCTGCTGCTGAACCTCGGCCTGCTGAGGAGCAGGAGCTGCAGCGGGTGCTACAGGCGCTGCAGGAGCCATTCCGGGCATTACACCAGGAGCAGGAGCTGCTGCAGGAGCGGGAACATTCATGGGCTGACCGTAAGCCATAGGATTAGCACCATAAGCTACGGGCTGAGCGCCATAGTTCATCATAGGCTGCTGTGCACCATATACAGGAGCCTGAGGAGCTACACCATAACCAGCGGGAACCTGACCATAGCCGGCAGGAACGCCACCCATGTAGGGATTAGTCATGAGCTGGTTGATAGCTGCAAATCCAGAGTAACCGATAGGATACTGATTCATTGCAGGATTGTAGCCGTCATACTGTGCAAAGTTGCGCATAGCATGGTTCCAGAGCTTCGGAAGCTTCTCGAGAAGCGGAATCATCTGGAAATACTGAACGATAAGTTCATCGGGAGCATCAAGATATACGGTCTTGCAGGTCTGAAGAGCATCGATAATGTTAGATACCGCTGCTTCTACATCAGCCGGGCTAAGATCGCACAGCTTGAAGGTTTTGTGACAGATAGAACAAGTGAAAGTTCCGTCCTCATTTGCTCTGAGAGCACTCTGGCCGGTCTTTTCCTTGTGAGTACAAGCGGCTGCCCAGAGCTCTTCCTGGGTCACCTTCATATCAAACGCCTCACTATTGGTACGCAGCTTCTGAATCTGCTCCTGTGTAAGCGGCTGAGTATTACGTGCCTGGGGACGAGCTACTCCGTAGCCAAAGCCATACTGATTGGTACTCTCGGGATTGTTGTAGGTGAACATTGTTTTTCCTCCTAAAATTTGTTTTTATTTTTTTTTGATTTACTCCTATTAAGAGATTCTCAATTACAAATAAGTTGTCACCAAATTAAAATGTAATCTTGAAACTTTAATACTTGTATATCGAGGTCACCATTATAATATACTGTTATTTTTTAGTTTAGTATATCATTTTTTATCATAATTAGGAAACCTAAAAGTACGGGTTTTTAACCCGTACTTTTATAGTTAGTTCATTATTCAGAAACAACAGAATATCTCTTTGTAACAGCATTATACTTAGCAGTATAACCTTCTGCAAGATAATCCGCAAGGATTTCAGTATTGAATCTTCCTCCAGAGATATTGACATTCTCCTTAGCTTCTTCAGGATTGATGACTCCATCCTTTGTATAGGATTCAAATGCCTTACCATTATCAGAGATAAATTCTCCGCCTGTAATAGTAACCTTCGGATAACCTCCAGGATATCCACAGAAGTCTGCAGTAATAGCATCTCCAGTTTCATTAGTACCATTATTATTGAATTCATATACAGCATGAGGTCCAATAGCATGGATCTTTGTAGCTCCAGAGATGTTAAGCTCTCCTGCTTTAATATAGATACCATTTCCTCCAGTAATAGTAGCATCAGAAATATTCAAAATGCCCTTTTGAGGATGATAGATAGCACTGACATCGCTACCGCAAGTAATTGTACCACCGATGATATTAATAGTAACACCGGCATCGATGCCATTTCCTTGAATAGCTCCAAAGTCCTTACTATCTGTAATAAGATCTGCAGCTGTAGTGACAACAGTTCCTTCTCCACGGCAGAATACACAAGGACCGCCATTAGATTTAACTGTTACTCCAGCTCCAAGAGTAAGATTTGCTACTCCATCTTTAGACTGAGCTCTAAATGCTATACCATCGGTTTCAATAGTTCCCTCGCCATCAATTACAAGCGAACCAGAATTGATAGTGAATACAGGATCGGTTGCAGACTTTCTATTAGTTGCTTTAATAGTATTACCTGCCAAATTAATCTTCGCAGTAGCTCCAGATGTAAATACTGCAACATCCTCAGTATCAAGTGCTACATCCTCTGTTAAAGTAAGCTCTGCACCATCCTGAAGATCAAGAATAGCTTCTTTCATAGATCCATAAGAAGCAGTTGTTCCATCCGCTTTCTTGACTTTAACCTTAGTAGCCACATACTCCTCACGCTCAATTCTCTTATGAGGCATGGGAATAACTGTAGGATTGGTTTTGAAGAAGGGCTCGGCTTCACGAGGCTGCTGTGCCTGCATCTGGTTCGAGCGAGCTCTAGTATATTCGATAATAAATTTCTTCTTTTCTTCGCTAAGAAGATCTGCAAGGAATCCCTCATTCAAGAACTTCTCGAAATTTTCCTGAGAAAATACGCCTTCAATTTTCTGAATAATAGAGAAATCTGTAGAAAGAACCTTAATAGGGAAGCTTGCTTGCGCATTCATGTCCTCATTCACAAAGATAGCATGAATAAGCTGTTTCTCCTCATCAAGGATGACACAATCCTTAGAGGTTACGAGATCGATATCTCCATCAAGAATATACCTAATATATTCTGAAATGGTCGATGCACGTCCATCGGGCCTATTAGCAGCCTTCAGATATGCTTCGACAATAAGTTTAATTTGTTCGGGTGTCATTAAGTAAACCTCCTTAATTTATTTAAAAAACTAAATAGGCTGAACGAATACAGCACTGGACTTATGAGAGCCCAGTGCTGTATCTCATACATCTTATTTAGATGTTGTACTTATATTTCGGCAACTTATTAACCAGATTATACAGAAATCCTGTATCTCCGGTCGTTGCGATGCATCCAAGGACCTCATGAATCAGGTTATAAGCATCAACCTTCTTCTGGTCATTGAATCTAAGAGCAACTACTCTAGGATCATCACATGATCCATAAGCATATGCCATAGCATTCACATGTACCTGTGCATCAAATAATCTCTTCTCAACTTCCATAATAGTTGCATTTACGAAAGTGATGTCTCTGAAAACATGTCCATCGTTGTACATGTTGAAATTTCCAAAAGCAATATTTCTGATTAAACGCATGCCTTCATTGGCCATCGTTTTGGTATTGCTCATTGGGTCTTTCGGTCTTCCATTCTTTTTTGCCATAATATTTATTCTCCTTTACGTGAATTAATTTTTATTATTACATGATTATATTATATAATCAAATTTAGATATTAACCCCTGAATTTCCATCACTATTCCAGTTATTAAACATACGTTCTCTTCTCATAGATTCCTCCATCATCTGACGGTATTCCTGTTGTTCAGGTGTCAAATAATTTTGAAGATCTGAGAGCATTGTATTAGGGTCATCTGGGATAGGTGTAGTGTTGAAATCCTCAATATCGAAGGGGTCATTGGAGTAGTACTCGCTGACCGAAATACAGAAAGAATATATACTTAAACAATCCTCAAGTGCCATAAGAAAGTACTTTCTGTCACCCGTTTTTGTTTCAGTCTGTTTAGTTTCTGTAATAACCCTCGATCTGTGAATATCTACATTAACTCCGGAAATAAGTTTTTCTTTGATATCATTATATGCTTCGGTACGACCAATTCTCACAGAATAAATATTCTCATGCATCGTATCATCATTATCATCGATATCAATTTTATAAAGAATAATATAAATTTTCTCTTCAATGCCTTTTGTCTTGACATCGAAGTCCATTGGTTTAATGAGGCCATTTTCAGGATTAACCTGTTGAGGATTTGGCTTCTCATCAAATATCATTGGTTCAATTAGATGCTTAGTCTCTTCAGCCATCTCTTCTCCTCCTTGATTTAGCATATTCTACAATAGAAAATGCATGTCGTTTAATTCCAACAGCTTTATAGTCTTTTGATAATTCTTCTTTTGCATAATTATACATACGACTATTTATATCTAATGGGTTTGAATGAGGAAGGATAAGAATAATATCTTCATCATTAGTTTTATTTGTCATTTCATATCTTGCTAAGAGTATTGCATCGGATTCTATTGTAATATACTCATACAAAACCTGAAATGTACACTCTTTCATATTAAGTTTTACAATATCATACATAATCAAATTACCTCCCTACAGTAAAGATAAAATGTATAAGTTTGATGAACCAATAGAAAATACTAAAGATTGGGCAAAGCATATTAAATAGAATTGTAAGAAACATGCATCCAATAATATTAACTTCGAATTCTTCATATATCCAAATTGGGCTTAATAAAGAAGTTTTGTCGAAAGGTCTATATCTATTGGTCCAAATAATACAAAGCGCTAGACCACCAAATATATTCCATACGACTAATAAAGCTATATGCCATGGTAAAATCATTTTTTTTCCTCCTTAAAAGTATTTACGATTCTTTTTTACATAAATACACTTATTTGAGAACCTACTTAGTGCCGTATAGTGAAGCTGATTATTATTACTAGGCAGATACTCTTCAAAGTAAACTCCTGTTCTCCATTGAGATCCTTGAGCTGTATGAACAGTCTGTACATAACCATACTCAAATGCTTCACCATAGCAATAGTTGAAGTTCTTCATATCTTTGCGTTTATCATGTTCAGATATAAAATACTCCTTATCAATAGGAATATCTATAAATGGTACATTGCTAAGATCTGGCATGAAGTCTATCTTAAATGATCTTCCATCATCAGAAAAGGATCCAGGACCTGGCTGGTTTAGAACCCTTCCGGTTAGACCATTTGTAAGATTAATACCTCCAGCCTCCATACGCCAATCATTTACTTTACAAATTAGCTTTTCTCCTTTATCGGGAAAAATACTCTTCTTGCCAAGAATTTGATGGCGCATCATTCTTGTATATTTATCTCTTGTTTCATTTCTCCCACAGAGCATAACTCCAGCTCTAGGAAGAATTGCATGAGCAATTCCATCAAATTCTTTTTCTTCCATTACGATAACCTCATTTCCATAAGTACCACAATGGATAGGAAGTCCTTGTTTTGCTCTTTGGCAGAGATATATAATAGCAGATCCTTTAAACTGACGCATAATTTCATGCAATACATAAACTTTACCTTCAGTAAGAAATGCTGGATGGTCACTTACAGGCGGAAGCTGATCTAGATCTCCAGCTACAAGGATCTTTTTGCCCAGCTTCAATAAATCTTTTCTCATAGAAAAAGGTACAGTCCCAGCCTCATCTATTACTATAAGATCAATATCGGGCAAATCTCTAAGAATTCTTTTATAACGAACTTCTGGCCTATCAAAATATTTATTCATGATGATTTTACCATTAGAATCACGCAAAGGAACTTCTACATTGTCATAAATCCATGAATGAATAGTTTTAGCATTTGACAGACCTTTAAGTCTCATATTTATAGCGGCTGCTCCGACATAAGCCATCGGAGCAACACGCTCTCTATCGATACCTATAGCATCAATAATTGCATCCATAACAACCGATTTACCGGTTCCAGGATTTCCAGCATATTGAAATATCTGTTCAGATGAATCATGGTACCACTTAACAGCCTCATTTACAATATACTGCTGATGATCTGTTAATGCGAACCTTCTTCTCATGACTTCTTTGTTCTCCTTTTGACTGTAGGAGCTTCTGGAAGTCCATCATATTCGCTCAGATCTACATCTTCTTCTCCATTAAGCTGAAGAATAATATCCGCATACTTAAGACTATCTCTAATATACGGCTTAGAGGTGACAAGAGTATTATCGCTCATACGGCACTCAATAGAGCTAGCCTGGCTTTTTCTATCACCATGTACGTCATAGTAAGTAGAGCAGTCTATACCGCTCTCATCGGCATACTTCTCAAGATACAATCCGAAAAGATTGCCCATAAGCTTTCTGTTATTATAGGGGTCAAATTCCATATTCTGTCTTCCACAATAAGCTCCGGGAGCAATTAAATAAGAAGTGCCAACGGTCAGCGGAACCCCAGTATCTTGATCTACAATTTTATTTCCATGACCAATCTCAAGACCAATCTCTCTCATGATCATAGTATTAATTTCCAAATCTTTCTCGTTCATAATAATTTCCTTTCTTGAGTTTAAAAGATTCGTTCTTGAGCATCTGCCCAAGAACAATAACCTTTTACTCGAACTATTATTTAATAAATGGTTATTGGTATTATTAAGTTTTATAAGAGGAGGATAACCCAAATGCTACCTCAAGCTACAAGAACTATTGCTCAGTTTATTGAAGCTGGCAAAGGAGTTACAGTCACCTATTATAATATGTCTTTCTCAGAAATTCTTTCAAATGGTACTCATGTAAGTACTTTGAATGTAGTTTCCGATTATTTAAATGAATTACGTAATGCATGTGTTACTGTAGAACTCTCGAAAGAGGAACAGAACGCATACTTTTATAAACCAAAGCTATTGTGCTATGATATATATGGCAACCCGGAACTCTACTTTATCATTCTTCTTATCAATGATATTGCAGACGTTAAGGAGTTTACCAAACCGTCCATCAAGATGCTCAAGAAAGAGCATATGAATACTCTTATCAGTTATATTTATAATGCTGAGAAGAATGCAATGGATGAGCATAATGCTAATTGGATTAATTAAATGAAGTCCAGAGGATCGAATCCTCTGGACTCAATCTTTTGGTGTCATACACCTACTACGGAGTTATCCATATAATACCTCCTGCTGCTCTTCAAAGAATATCATTGGTTCAATAAGATTTTCTTGAGACCTCATATCAGCTGCTCCAAGATCATCTATACTAGTATTCGCAGATACAATTTTTGCAGAGAAGATATTAGGATTATTCGAAGTTGTCTTCGTAATTTGTCCCATATCAACAATTGCATTAGTTTGATACTGCGATTGCATAGGTAGTCCTGTACCGAATTGAGGTTCTGCTCTCATCGTTGTCTTAAAACTAGCCAGTCCTCCAAAGTCTTCTTTAAGCTTTAGAGTATTACCGACAAACGGAAGATATACAAATTCCGTATTTCCGGCATTATATCTAATTTTAATTCTTTGAACACCGAGGAATCTCTCACCAGTATTTGTTGTTTCTGGTGCAATCAAGAATCCTGCGTCAATATTATTCAAGATAAGCATTGATTCACTGATATTAGATCTTCCAATCAATCTAACCAAGTCAGACTTACTAGCTTTACGTCCTTCGTCGATATGCTTAGACGCATCTCTATTAAGCTGAGCTACAGTTATAATCGGAATATCTTTTATTTCAGCATAGGTTTTAAACTCATCTACAATCGCACCGTATTCAAGACGAGTATCTTGAAGTCTTTCAGTCGATCTAATACGGCCGATATAGTCCTGAAACATAGCTATTACTTCCATACCCTGATCTTCAAGATCTTCAGTTAAAGTATAGAGATAACTTGTATCAACAGAGTTTGACGGTTGGAATTTGATAATAATATCAATCGGAGATGCATCCGTCAAATACAGTTCTCCTTCTTCTCTGAGCATATTTATTGCACCTTCTGGAGAGAAATCTGTCATTGCAGGTCTTCCAGTTGCCATTCCGAACAATCTTTCGACAGACTCTGTTACAGTGTTCTCCATTGTAAGAAGTACAATACATGGTCTCTTTGTAGGATCTTTTGTTTTATAATCCTTATTATATTTCTTTAACTGATAAATCATATTAAGTACGACTGATGATTTACCTTCTCCAGGAAGTCCGAAATAGACATAACAACGTCCATTCTCAAAACCTCCACCAAGAAGCTCATTCATACCCTGCATACCAGTTACAAGTTTACGTCTCGGAGAATTCAAAGTATTATAAGTATCATACATAATATCTTCGAAATATCCTTCACGCAAACTAAAAATCGCTTCTGTACGATCTTCATGCTTTGAACGTCTGAAATCATTCTGAATATTATTAATCGCTTTTTCAAATTCTGCAACTATTTCTGCTTTAGAACCATAATCTGCAGAACGAATTCTCGAACACAATTCAGCCAATACATCGACGTTATTATACACATGAGTATATTTTAAAGCTTCGGATACCATGTTATTCATCCAGGATAACTCTGCTCCAGTTAATCCTTTGAATTCATCGAAATTTACAATATCCGAATCAAGAATTCCTCCGTAAATATGAGTCATTATCATATACGGATCAGTCAAATTCATATCTAGTCTAGCTTCTATACCTTTCTTAATGAAAGATACACGCTTCGATTTCTCAAAATCATTTATATAACTATCAGGATTGATCAAATGAATCAAATTCCTTAAGTTAACAAGCTGGCCTCTTCTAATCGTTTGATTATCTGTGACCAAGCTCTTACACATTATATCAAGAGTCCTTAAGTCAAGATTCAAGTCAAGTTGTTTATTTCCTTTAACAACAGAAGATCCTTGACCCGAGTACTTTGCTCTTCTTTCTAAGTTCAAGAATCTCACCTACCCATTTTCAATAAGTATTATTATGTTTCACAACCTGTATTTACCTATTAAATGAGCTATGAGTCGTTATGACCTCTTTTCATTATATTCCTCCTGCTAATACTTCTTTAAGTCTTTCGACTGTGATGTATTGCTGTCCCATATTGTGGTTAATAAAATGTACGAACTTTGTATAGCTATCGAGGTTGGGATCGAGAAGAAATCCAAGTTCAGAATACTTTTCTTCAATCTCAACTGTCGTATTTACTTCAGGGGTTACCGATTTATCTGTGTATCTTTTAATAACCACACTCTGATTATTAGTATAATATTGCTCAACAATTTTTTGAGTAGATGGTTCATTAAGATCACTAAAATCAATTCGAATATTGTCTATCCCATTTGCTAACAAATTATCCAAATGCTGGATGATTTGATTAGGATCTGTATATTCAAGAGTTTTGATATTTATTGTATCATATCTAAATGATTTAATTGGAAGGAATGTAAGATTATGAGCATTTGTAATTCTATCATGAATTACAATACAAAAACCTTTTTCTTCCTCTTCTCCAAATCTATATCTTATAGGATTCGAGCAATAATATATGTATCCATTCAAGCACATTGCCTTATGTACATGGCCACAAATAATTGGCCCTCTACAACCAGCAAAACTATCAATCGAGAATACTGGATATCTACTCGAGTTAAGGTCTTCTTTAGTAGCTCCATATACAGAACCGACAACAGTTCCATGCATAAAAGCTGTATCATAAACGTCGTCCAAAAGAGCTTTGTAATATGCTTCTCCACGCCCATACTCTTCAGGAACACAGAGAATTTTCAATCCCTGGACGTATTCAAACTGTGCTCTTTCAACAATTCGAATATCTAATCTTTCATCATCTTTATAGCCATAAAAGAGCTTTAGCTGTCCAGCATCATGGCTCTCAGTTCCAGCTATAATCATTAAAGTTGCTTGTCTAGCAATACAAAATTCTGCACATATACGAACAAATTCCATCGCATACATTACAGCATCTGAATTTGCTAAAAGTTTCTTATCGAATATATCCCCATCAATAGATAAGATATCAAAATCAATAGTAGAAATGGGTTTTAAAAATTGCTCATTTAAAATGGCAAATTGCTTTTGCGGATCTATACTGCCGAAATGGATATCGGCGATGTGTACCTCTACCGCATAATTCTTATACGGCTTTGGCGTTTCATAGTATTTCATATAATTATTCTCCTTTTTCGATAAATAAGGATAGACTCCGCCCGAGTCTATCCTTATTTGAAAATGGGTGGAAGCAAGTTAGGAATGTATAGGAAGCCCTAACCCACTTACTATTTAGTTGCTGTACAGATAACTTCTTACCATCTGTCGTAGTAATAATCGAAAAGATAAAGGATTCGATTATTAATCTTTCTGATAGCAGATTCGAGGAGCATTTCATCATAAATAGTAGGATCCTCGTCCCACTGCTCCTTTGTGAAAGAAAGCGTAGTCTTGGTAATGTTACATACTCCAGGAGTCGATGTACATTTAATTCTATCGATCTCCATAATTACACGCTCAGAATCAGAAATAAGTTTAATTGTGATAACGACCTCTGTATCGTACATCTTGAATCCATTCTGCCCCTTCGAGAAAGCTCTAGAGGAATATAAACCAAACTCATGATTGTCTAATACATTGGGATAGAAGAAACAGTCTTCAGCAAGTTTAATAAAATCTGCCATTCTCCAAAGAAGACCAAATCCGGGACTTCCTTCTTTAATATCATTGCGGAATTTCTTTATTTGTTTCTTATACTTAAGCTTCTTAAAAAATCCACTTCTAGGTTTGTCATGAATCATACTCATGAACACATTAGTGCTTGCGGGTCTTTGTGCTATTTTCATGGCTAAGCCACCTCTTTTCCAAACCAGCAATTATGTATGAATGGTATACTCTAAATACATTAGGAAGTATAGTCATAGCAATCTGGTTCAGATTCCTTTCTGATTTTGTAATATCTATGTCATTACTAATTCGAGTACTCTCGATAGTTCTGACTCTTGTATTAGTTCTGCTAAATCGACTATGTGAAGTTTCGTAAGATGCGCGAATCTTACCGTCATAATCCATATCAGAACCCATCTCTGCAACAAATTTGCAGATTACTGTAGTATCATTTACATACTCCGATTTCACATTGATTTCTGCAACTGCAGGCCATCGTGAGTTATCGGTTCCTTTCTTACAAGATATCATATAAGAAGTCGTATCAATACTTACAAGTAATGGTACTTCGAGCTTCATAGTAACTGCAATATCTACGAGTAAAGCCAGATTAACAAGATCTCTAGCAGTATACTCATCTTGACTATACATAGTACTTTGTTTTTGCTCGAATTCTTTTATTAATTTTTTAATTTTCAGTTTCTTGAAATGCTTATCGCTATTTAAGATAGCTTTGATATCATAATCAAGCTTAATCAGGAGATCTGCCATAATCTGTCTCATCACAAGTTATACTGTCTCCTTCCCATGTAGTATTCTCTATAAGCATAGCACAATACCTCGCATATTGTGTCTATAATAAGAGCTGTTATATGAAGTTCATCATAATGCCGTTCGGCATCTTTATCTGCATGATGGCAATGCACCGTGCAGTAATCATATGTATTATAATTTTGAATAAGGATGTAAACAGGCCTTGTAACAATCTCGCATTTATTCTCTGATCTGATAATGCGAAACTTATGATCCTTCTTTACATTCAAAATTTCTATATCTTTTAGATCTTCGGAGATAAATTTAATACAACCAATAGCTACATCTTTCGGATTAACTTTAGACCATTCCGCATTAGGAAACATGTCTGCTCTAATCTCATAATAGCAATTGATTGGATCATATTTTTTATTTTTGAAATTTGTTTTTATTCTCTCATACGCTGTTCGGAAATAAATTCCTATTGCCATTAGAAATTCCCTCCTTTAGAATAGCAGGCCGAAATCCTGCTCAGCTTTTTGTACGTTGTAATATGCATATACAAGAGATAAAAAGGTCTCTTCACAATGTCTAAAGAAAGCATTATGCTCTGCATTATGCAAGTCTAGCACATACTCTTTAAACCCAACCTCCATTTTATCCAGTTGTAAAACAATTACTCCATCTATGGTAATTCCTTTTTGCTTTAGCATATAATAGTATGCTGCAAGCTGAAGGAAATAAGTAAATGTAACATGATTGCTAGTTTTAAAGTCCATCAAATACCATTTATCACCTATTTGCATTAAGCAGTCCATTGTACCGCCAAACCATTCACAGACGAGTTTCTCCTCGACTTTAATAGGCGTTACATCGAACCCTGCGTCGGTAATGATATTATACCATGACATAAATCCCATGAAAGGGATATTAGTCGGTGTCTCAAGCTTTTGCTTTAAGTATCTTTCTATAGCTTCGTGAGCCATTGTACCCATAGTAGCCGCATTATCAAGTACCTGCTTATATCTCATTCCTTTAAATCCAAGAGAATTGGCCCAATACATGAGTGAATCCTTATGGATCATTCTGGATAAGATTTCAGTAACTCTAGGTACTGTGATTCCATGACTATTTTCATAGGTACTAGTCTTATTTTCTATAGAGAAGTTTATAGAATTTAATGCTTCTATCATTAAACTCATAAATGTCATCTCCTTTGTTATTTATTACAAAACTGTTCTAGCGCTAGTTTATTATAAAAATGAACTATAAAGTAAGTAGTTGGATCCCCGTTCAACTATTAATTTTTTTTTGAATAGGAGATGAAGTATATGAAGATTATTAAAGATAAGCGTACATTCTATACACTCTCGTTCACTTGGGGAATTATTATGACTATTATTGGTTTTTGTGCTGCTCTATATCTTCTTATTAGAGGATACAAAGCTAGTAAACATGGCTATTGCTGGTGTTTCAGTAAAGGAGTCGGATGGGGCGGAGTCAGTCTCGGCTTTATCATGATCAAATCAATTGACTGTGGTGATAGAACAAAAAATCATGAGCATGGTCATGCAATTCAAAATTGTTATTTTGGGCCTTTACATTGTATATTTTCTCTGATGTCTGCTGCAAGATATCACTATAGAAAACATCTTGTAAGATGCGGAGAATTAACAGAAGATCAGCTTCCTGACTATGATGAATTCTGGTTTGAGGGTCAGGCTACAGAGGTTGGGGAAGAGCAGATGAAGTATTTAAATAGGTAATAAATTCATATCCAGATACCCTAATAATTGGGTATCTGGATTCCTTTTGGCTTATTATAAGGCCAACATTTCATTAAATTAGAAATAATTAAAGGAGGTTTTGTTATGGCAAAAACATATGCCGCAACGTACCTGTACGGCCAATATAGTGAATACGAAAAGCAGCTCTTTTCTTTTCTTATGAACGGAACCGAGATCGATAAGGATTCTCCAGATTTCGAGGACGTTGTCTATGATGTAAAGAAGCATCAGGTTAGCAATTCTCTTGTTAACGTGCTCAAGTCTAAAGAAGTTGTTCTTATGACGAACGATAAACCACTTTCTAAGGCATTCAAAGTATTCTGTGCTAAGGATATTAAAGGTCCGAAGAAGGATAAAATGAAGGTGTTCATCGACTGCTCGAATATCCTCAAGCTCGATGAGTCTACCGGAAAATATGTATGCAGAGGCAATAACATTGATATCCTTATCTCTTATCTTGTATCTGCTATGCATACTCTTATCTACTATGCTGATGAGAATAGAATGATTAATAATGCTAAGGTAATGTCCGTTGGAGCCCAGGCATTTGCATCTCTGTTTACTCATGTAGTAGACTATACTTGTAAGATCAGTGCAACTCCTGCAATGAAAAATAAGTGTATGTATCTTGCATCGCTTTACTACTTTGCTAATATTCTTGGCAAAGATCACACTAAAGAAGGACCCAGAAATATTGCTAAGAAGGTTTCTGGACTTTCTGATAGAGAGGCTGGAATTGTTGATATCCAGCTCAAATCTGAGTCTATGTTGAATATCAAGTACTTTGTAGAATCTTTGTCTGATATTCTGCATGTAAATAAACTTACAAAGGACGTTGTTCTCGAGAGATGGATGACCATTTATGGTACTGGAACTCAGTTTGCACTTGAACTGTTTCCTGCCTTTGCTACTATGATTACAGATGCTTATGTAGGAGCATACCTTAACAATCAGAAGACGATTGAAAAGGTTGCTAATACTAGCATGACTGAGTTTACAAAGGCACTTCTTTCGATTGGAGCTGAATCGGTATGAGCAATGTGATTGATACTATCAATCGGTATAAGGCTAAATCTGCTGACTTGTTACAGAGTCAGCAGGAGGCTTATATACCCAGACTCGAGGACCAGATCGAATATGTTACACAAGCATATACGATCAATAATCAGCGAGTCGTTATCAACCAGATGTATCATGTATGCTTTAAGCTAAAGTATCTGAAGTGGGGTACTGCTTCTAAGACTACTATTGATACTTATCTTGATTATAAAAAGAAAAAATCTGTTGGCGTCGATGATATGAGCATTTATAATGAGTACGTTAAGATGAATGGTCTTGAATATAGTATGAAAGATCTCGTCAATAATAAAATCATTCGCCCCTTCTTGCTCTTCATCGATGGAGTATTTATCCCTTGGGAGATTATATATATTCATCTTAGCCGTGAGCAGAGCTATCTGACCGTAAAGACTAATATGCATAAAAATAACAGTGGTAAGTATTTTTATGATGAGAGATTTGGATCTCTTATTAGATCGCCCAGATATGCACAGATTGTATCTATTCCCGATTATATCGGTTATACTTCTGGATATAGCGCTCTTGCTGAAGACAAGAAGCCTACTCCTGATGAAATTATCTTCGCCTTCGATCATAGTGGTAAATACAATACTGATAATCCTGAGTATGTTTACTACTTTAAAGGTACAAGAACCATCTTCAACACTGTAACTAGAACATGGGCTGCTGAGACTCCACGCATGTATCTTGCCAGATATTCTGCAGATGGAGTAGGAGTATCTGCTGTTCCCGTATTTGACAATGTTACTGATATTGAAATGGATAGCTCTAATGTATTTCTATTTACTAATGGTATTCTTACAACTGGAGAAACTTCAGTTCTTAAGATTGCTAAAGAAATTGAAATCGATCAAAATATCAATATTATTGGTATTTATAAGAGCGCTGAAGAACTAGAATCTGTGGAAGCAAATGCTGGCGACTATGCTCAGATTTGTATCCATGAGATTCCCGAAGGACAGACTGAGTGTCCTTTTGAAGACTCTTATTACAGATATAACGGTTATTCATGGAAACATGTAGATTATATCAGAAAAACTATCTCTGGTCAGGATGTTGATGAGATTGATATTGCAACGCCAATCAAACCCAATCCTGAGATCAGATTTGATTCTACCTTGTTGACTATTGGTGATGGAACAAATCGTAATAGCTACAACTATCGTATTTGCGTATTTGCTAATAGAAAGTATGATGCAAGTGTAGATAATATTGTTCCTTTCGAAGTAGATCCGTTGTCTGAAGTAGTTGATTCTATCAATAATGGAGGCGAAGCTCCTGCATGGTTTGCAGATGCAAGCGAACCTTTCCAATTTAAGATGGATCGCACAAAGACTTATGAAGAGAATGTAGCAGATGCTATCAAATATATGATGCATTATAACCCCGCATTCTTCGGTACTACCATTTATAACAAGTCCAGACTTGATGTTGAGGAAAAGAGTACAGAATGGATCTATGCTTATATGTCTGATCAGGGAGTTCTAGCTATTCCGAGAAGACATTATGAAGGCGATGATGAGTGCATTCTTCTTTTCGTTAACGGAGAGATATACCCTTACATGTCTGCCTCCAGTTATATTGCTAATCAGTTCATTGTACCTATCAATGGCATTAATAATGGAGACAGAATCGAACTCTGGAGATTTAAAGGCATTAACAACAATACCTATGATATTGTCATCGATGAAGCTGATGGATTTGCAAATTATAGTCCTGATATTATCAATGATGATATGGTATTATTCTCACCTGTTCCAGATGTAGACTATTTTGATTTCTCTGGAGAATCCCTACAGCAGTTTCCTGTAGATTATTCTCTTGAAACAGATGCTGATGGAAAGATCAAGATTATCCTTGCAAACAATTTCTATTATGACAAACCTCTTACAGTTGCTTACAAGAGCAGATATGTACACTATACTTATAGGGTAACTCAAGAGAAACCTGAATTTGCAATTAATCTTGGCAATAGCTTTAAATTCTGTTATGATATGAAGAGATATAGCGTATTCTATAATGGACGTAGAATCGATCCTAGTAAGTATAGATTAGTTGTTCCTAACAGCCCTACGCTTCCCTTCGTGCAGTTTAAACTCTACATGTCTATTCCTGTAATTATGGGAGATCGTGTAGATGTAATTTATTCGCCTATTCAATTTGAAGATGTTGTCATTTATCCTACGATCCCAACTTCTGGAGATCTTGTAGTTGAGAAAGATCTTATGGATTATATTCTCAATCCTAATCTCTATATGGTATGGGTAAATGGTAAGAAAGTTCCGGCATCTTCTATTGCTGTAATTGATTCTACTCATATGAGAATTATGACAGATGAAAATAGTGTTGAATATGTTGCAATTACAAAACAGATTCCTTCAGTAGAAGAGATTGCTGATGTATTCCATGAGAATGAATCTCTCTGGGATAGTATTACCAAGCAGCTCTCCGATGAAGAGATCGAACAGTTCTTCGGCATTCCTATTGGAAGCCTTAGCGCTAATGAGACAAGTATCGTTGCTAATGCTGTTGGAAATAAACAGGTTATGTATGAACTTGTTCGTGAAGAGTATCTTAATAGTTTCAGAGTTGATACAACTGAGTCTTTCTTGTACGACTATGAAGATAAGACACTCGTTGAAGAGGATGGAATTATCAATGTCGCAGATGCTAGCATAGATGATAACATTGCTGAGATTGATAGAGATCCTTATGATGAAAACGTATAAGGAGGAATTGATCCATGACTGATTTAATGAAACAGCAGCTGGATAAATTCTTAGCTGAAAAGACAGGACCTGCGGTAGATAGGAGTACTTATCTCGTGTGTGGTCTTGAAGATAAACCTAATAAGATTCATATTAATCTTGTATTTGTAAGAGACTGGCATGTAGATGCAGACTCTGACGAATACAAGCAGACTGTAGTCGACGGAGCTGGTGTGGTATTTGTATTGCCAGCTTATTGGCTTATGGTTCATAAAGATCTGGTTATGCCTTTCTTGGTGTACCTGATTGAGGATTACTACGAATCGGAACTGGGTATCAAACTCGATGAAGACACTTCCGATGATTCATCTAGTTCTGGTTGTAATTGCGGTGGAATTGTTCCACCTCCTCGCCCTCCGATGCCTGGCACAAACCCTAATTGTTGCCCTGTCATTAATGGGTAAATATAATATGGTGGATAGCTTATATGGCTATCCACCTGTTATTTTTGATATCTTTAACAAAATTATAAAGAGAGAAATCTCTAATATATCTTCATGGAGGAAATATAAGATGGATAAATTGCGCAAAACATCCACCAAAGGCAATAGCCGAATTAGCGATCGTGAGGAACATTATCGAAAAATCCGCGAGGGCCTCGGACTCGATAATCACGATCGCAATAGTACTCAGCGCCCGTTTGCTATGAATCAGATCGTACGCCATATTGGTACCGGAATTAAGCTTACCGTTATCGGATATGGAAGAGAACAAGTTCTGTGCCGAAAGCCTGATCTGGGAACAGATTACTTTTTCGTACATGAGCTTGAAGCTGTTGATAGCAGCGAGTCTAAATAAAAAGAGAAGAGTAGTCATTTGACTACTCTTCTTTTCCTTGTAATTTATCATCAATAGATTTTCTGGCATGACAACTATATCTTCAATTGTTAATTTAGAAGATCCAAATATAGCTCTTTCTGCTGCTTCAATAGCTGAATCGGTAGATGTCTGACTACTGTTCAATGCAGATGATGAAGAACAGCACTTTGATAGATATTTATCTGCAAGCTTATCGATATTATTGGTATCATGAGATGTTATTGCTTCTAAAACAAAATCATCAGTCAATTCTGCACCAACTCCAATTGTTACTACAGGATATCTATAATTTGATGTATAATGATAAGCTTGATTTAGATCCATTATACTAAAGCTGATCTTGGTATGAACTTCTCTTAGCTCGTTAGATGATAATTGTGTTAATAATTCAGCGCTATCAAGATACTTAGTAGTTTTAGATAATAGAACGGTTTCTGTGTCGAGAACAATTTTTGTATCAATATCTAGCTGTCTTTTAATAGCTACATTGATAATTGATAAAAATGTTTTGCGAAATGCAAGTATATTGTCTCCATTAGACATATCGATTATTAATACTTTCATATTAATTCTCCTTTTGATTATTTTTATCTGTTACTACAGATTGATCGAATTTCCACGTACCGGATGAATATGAATCCTTTTCTTCTTGAGCCTGGTTATAAAAATTATAAGCAATTTCTCTTTTGGCTTGCTCTTGCTTAAGCTCTCGTAATTCTGATCCTATTTCTGGAGCATAAAGCTCTCGTCCACTGATCATTGTAATTACAGAATCTGTATTTATTGTGGTAAATATCATTGTACCACCACTAATACTAGTAGTAATCCATACATCACAATGTACTTCATCAAGTTTTTCTTTGACCATATCATGAAGAACCTGAGCAGCTTTTAGAAATTTATCATAGTCTCCATTAGTATTTACATCACCAATGAAAATTACATTAATATCAATTTGATTTTCAATAGCTGTATGAAGAATAGATAGATAAGATCTTTGAAATCCTAATATATCTTCTAAATGAGATGAATCGAAAAGTAATACTTTTACCCTCATATTAATTCTCTCCTTCAAATATTATTTTATTAGACTGTGAAAAATTCTGTAAATCTATACTTTCTAAAGCAAGATTTGACCATATATTATATTTATGAAATTAATACTCATAATCGCCTTTATGAGTATAATAAATCAAAAGGAGAATAAAAATGAAGAAACCTAAACTTAGTTATGCAAGAGCAGGCAATCTTGATTTAAGATGGCTTATACTTGCAGCATATGATGAATATGCAAAACAAATATCTGTAAACGAGATCGCCGTTGAATTATTTGAACAGTATCTTCAATTGAGATACGCTATTACTTATAATCGCGGCCCTATAAAAGAAGACCTTAAGATTTTTGTTTCTAGAAATATTAAATCAGAGTATATTGAACGAGTTATACCTGAAAAGCTTGACTGCTATAGGACGACTCGTCATCATTTAAACACAGAAGTTCCTTTTAAAGGCGAGATCCCTCACCCTAGAATGGAAACATATGATCCTAATATAGTAGCTGGAGAGCTTTATATTCATGAAGATGATACGCATATTATAAGCGCGCTTAATTATCTGGAATGTGTTCCTAACTTCGTTAAAGAGATCATGATCTACGACAATAAGATTATAATTACTCCTTCAAAGAACGAAGTTGATCTTCTTAAGCTTAGTGCAGATGATTGGAATACTTATCTTAGACCCGATTGGATCGAGGTAATTAATTTCCATCTCTGCGCAAAGAAGGAGGATAAAGTGAATGAATAACTCTGAACTCCTCGCTTTGTCAATTAAAGAGGTGCTTGCACAATGCAAGCACCAAGAAATTAGCTATCTTATATATGAAAATGATGTTAATAGTAATTATACTACCATTGACTTCCGATCTAAATATAATGATAGCGTTACTAGCAAACTATTTCATTTTTCTATAACTGTTTTAAACGAAACCATCAATACAGGAAAATGGAATATTTCTGTTATTGATGATTATAAAACCATTGTGTTGATTCCTAAAGAGGATACAATAAATGGTTGGAAACATGATCCTACATATGGAGGATATGTGCAATATATTAATGTCGATAGAGATAAGCTTCGTACTGATAGAATGTACTTTGTTCGTCCTTCAGAATGTAATGGAGTGGATCTTGTATCTCATAATATATTTGGGCTTTTCTCATTTTATACTAAAGCATATGTAAGAAAACCAATACCTATAAAAATATCATATATTAAAGTGGAGGTAGAAAGATGATATCTATTAGCGAAACCGAAGATGAGTATCGTAAAGCGCTTGAAACCCATATTGAAGCCACAGCTAAGATACTTGGATTTAAAGTTCTAGCATGCTTTATTGACCATTGTTATCGTGTCGATTGTCATTTTGTAACAGAAGATGAAACAACTGCCATCGATATACGTCAGCAACTTAAAGTAGAAGACAATTTGAATCATAAAGTTATTCCAAGATTCAATCAGACGGGATACGAAAGATTCCACATTCAGCCATATAATTGGACTGTAATTACAAAAGATTCGGAGCCATATATGTTACGGGCTACTGAAGAGATACCATTTACTCCTCATTCCAAATGGGATGAAAAAGGACATGTCATTAGGCTTATTAAAGCAGACAGAATTCCCAAGGGAGTTACGCATATTACAATAAATAATGATACAATTGAGTTTTTAGCTAAACCATCGATAGATAGTAGTCTGCCAATTGATATTCTTATTGGTAGATTTGCATTTATGCATAATACTATTCATGACTATTGCATGGATGGTTGTGATTTCAATGAAACTATTGGCCAAGCCAAAGCAAATATTATTTAAATTAAAAGGAGAATGAAACCATGGCAAGAACAGCAAAAACTAATGAAGAAGTAAAATCCGCAGTAATTAACAGCGGTAACTGGAGTTCCACAACACCCCAGGTCCCCATGCATTATATGCATGTCGAGATTGAGTGGCTTGAAAAAGCACTCGGCACTTCTCCCAACAATGCAAATATCTTGGGAGACTACATAGCCTCTAAGGCGCCTGATGCATTGACCAAAGAGCAGGAGATCGCTGCTATTGGTCAAGATGAAGTTATGGATAAGCAGGTATGCATTTATCCGAAGGGTCAATTCAGGTATGACCCTAAGACTGAAAGATATCTTGATGATCTTACTGAAGATCACAAGAAGATCAAAGGCGAAGAGGTTCGTGAGAACGTTCCCTTCTATTACAATTATCAGATTCGCGGATTCTTTAAGGATTCCTGTGGTCTGCTGACTAAGGCTGATGATGTAGACGAGAATGGCAAGAAGCTTGGTGCTACAGAGTCTGCTAAGGTTAAAGCTTATAAGAAGGTCATCGATGGATGCATCTTCGTATTCCCTCGTAGAATTGCTATTGATATTCCTGAGTTCTATGTAGATGATGATGGAATTACCGTAGTTCCTTCTAAAAATGAAGATGGATCTTTGAAGATTATTCAGAGACCTATTCGTACAAGCGGCCCGAGTGGTGAGCGCACTGCAATTGCAGCATCTGAAATGATTCCTGCAGGAAGCCGTATTAAGTTCACTATCGGTATGACTTCTCTGAAGTTCAAGCCTGCTGTAGTTGAGTGGCTTAACTATGCAGTAGTTCATGGTATCTCTGGTTGGAGAAACTCCGGCCTCGGTATCTGCCGTTGGAGGGAGATTAAGGAAGATTATACTCCTTATACCACCGAGGAAAATTCTGCTGAATAATCTTATACCGTCCGATTTAGAAAAGATATTATTTACCGTAGGACGGTATTGGAAATGACGATGTCGGAGCTAAATAGTTTTGATAAGGAGAGGCGTCAACCCGAGCGTAGTGAATATGATACGGAAAAGCGTGGAGCGCAAGGGCATCAAGTAGATTCGGAAAGGTGAGGAGTCTAACGGAATGCATTCGACGCGATATGGAATTGATAGTACTCGTATTGAGGTGGAACGGCGATGAGTACATGCAAGCAGGTTTGATAAGGAACTGCACAGTCGCGAACTAAACGGAGCCAAGAAGATGTCGGAACGGCGCGGAACGGTAAAGCTGTGAGCTGGAATGGCATATAAAGGAATCTAGAATACATGACTGGCAATGGGACAGCACAGAACAGACTACATGTGAAGGGCAAAGGAGATGAGTTTACAAGAATCGGCCAAATCTGACCGGACACGGAATGGAGAGGATGATATTGCAATTCAAATCCGCCGACCAGATGTGAAAAGGAAGATAATGGAAAAGTTCGATGTGATTCTAAGGGAAACCATTCTATCTGACAAGGAATAGAAGTAGACTGAACAACTTTGAGCGGACCGTATGGGACAAGGAAAGGACTAGATAATAGAAGAACTTAATTCATAAGAAGTGGAAATGAGAAAGAAAGACACCGACCGAGAAGGAACGGGACCGATCTGACGATCTCAGAACCGAAGTGGAATGGAGTGAATTCGAAATTAGTCAAAGCGAAAAGGAATTGAATGGAATGACTTGGATTTGCCTTGAGAAGGAATGGAAAAGAGTCAAGAGAATTGCTTAACGCTGAATTGAATTCTTTTCATAACAAGGAAAGTACAGGGAACGGAGATTAATCCGTTCCCTGTATGATCTTCATTATTTCTTTTTCTTTTTAGGAGTATTATTGGTTTTAGGAGCGCTGGATGAAGTCTTAGCCTCTTCAGGAACTTCATTTACAGGACTTCCAAGACTGGTTTCTTCTGCAATAGCTACATCATCACAAGCAGTAGACTCTTCGGTGATCTCAACCTTGTCCTCAGTAACAATCATAGTTACTACTTCTTCTTCCACTGTCGCCTCAATGCTTCCTCCTGCAACTTCTGCCTCAGGAGCTTCGCACTCGGGCATACTTCCATCTCCTTCGACAGTCTCTTCAGCACTTTCCTGCACTGTTTCGACCACCGGATCTTCGGAGGTTTCTGTTGCAACATCGACGATTGCATTGATGACGGGTTCTTCTTGGACTGATTCATCGGTATCACCACCCTTTTCAAGTACAGCCTCAACATTATTCTTTTCAACTTTAGGTTCAGGCTTTACCGAAACGGGAGCGGCAGCCGCTACAACAGGAGTGTTATCCGTGTAGTAGTTCTTCATATTCAATCTGATAGTAGATCCATCAGGCAGGATCTCTTCAACGAATGCTCTCTTACAGAGACACTTAAGAATGTCTCCAGTTGTCATTTCAATATTCTTCAAGGTACCACAAATCGGAGGGTTAGTAGTTCTAACAGCTACGACCGTAGTAACATTGACTCTTTTAGTTCTTGCAGGCATCTTTTTCAGCCTCCTTCTTTGCGTAGTATTTATCGATATCACGCTGATCGATCAGAGAATCTGCGAAAGACATATCATCGCTAATAATCTTCTGAAATTTGTCAGCTTCCATCTTATCAAAGACGGTTTTCTCAACTTGGTTCATAAGAATCTCCTTCCTTGAGCTTTATCTTTAGTATAATGTTCGGATCATAGGGTATTAAGCAAGAAAAACCCTCTGGAGATTGCTCTCCAGAGGTAAAAATAAATCTGAAAGGATACTAATGAAAATGAAAACCTTAACTTACTATTGTGTTAGTAAATTTAAAGTAAATCAAGAAGTTCTTTCTTAAAATCACTATCTATTTTTGAAACATCAACTTTTTTCAGATCTTCAACATCTTTTTGAAGTCCTTGCATTTCTTTATTAGCAAGATCCATAAGTTGAGAAAAATCCATCTTCATCATATCATTAAAGTTTATACCACTTTCATTAAGAAACTCAGCCGATTCAAAAATTCCATACGATTCTTTATGGATCTTCTTAATACACTTTTGGATTGTATTTTTAATTTTAGATATTACTTTCTTCATACCGGATTCATCTGCATTTACAGGATCCACTCCAACAGATATGGCAATATTAGCAAAATCTTTCTTATCCATCTGATGTATATACTCCTCAGATGCTTGATCTACTGTAGATTCGAGCAATGAAGATTCATGTCGATGTTTAAGAAGATGAGTTTCATAAGCATCGGCATCAACGTCATGACGCATTCTTGGATGGTTCCAATTGGAAATAACAGGGTCAGATTTATTTGTATCTTTGTGAATAGCTTGCTGAATTCTTTCTTCTTCTGATTTTGAAAATTCTTTCTTATTAGGATCTATTCCAGCGGCTTTTGCAAAAGATTGAAATTCTTTCTTACTCATTTGAGCAATCCGAGAAGAGGTCTTATCATATTGCTTTTCGTCTCTATCTGCCATTCTAGAACCAGCATAAGATGAAGCTACATTTGCAGCTTTTGCTCTCATACGATCGATTGAAGATCCGTTTTCTCCTTCTTCTCTCTTATCTCGTCTTTCTCTAGCCTTTCTATCATCCTCATATTCTTTCCTGTCCCAATGCTCAGCTTCTTTAGCTTTACGAGCTTTATACTCCTCAGCCTGCTGACCTTCGAGTATAATATTATAAAATCCCATATCTATTTATTCCTCCTAAGAATAAGTATATTAATATTTTGTTCTGGGGGGGGGGTAAAGTGGTTTTAAAATGTCATTTTACCATTAAAAATTAATGACGTATAGCATATA